CGCCAAGCCCTGGAAGAGAGTGCCGGTCCCCCGTGGCCCAAATATACCTTGCGCCAGAGGATTAGCCCGCCCACGAGAAAGCAGATTGCCTGCTGCCTTCCACGGTTCGGCTAGACCACTTCTAAAGCCCTCTCCAAAGGTCTGTCCGCTTCCAAAGCTCTGCATACCTCTGCCGAGGGCTCCAACTCCATAGGCAAGAGCCGCCGACTTCGCAGCATCGCCCCATGACCCTCCTTGCATCTTGGTAACAAGACCGGAAGCAATAAGGCCGCCGATACCTGGCGCGATCAGATTTCCTATAATGGGAGCCAGTACAGGAAGGATCTTCTTGCCGATCCTCTTTGCGGCCTTAAACAGCTTCTTAAAGAAAAACTCTGGCTGGCCCGTTATGGGATTGATCGAGTTCAGATCGCTGCCCACAACATAACGATTAGGGTTTCTAATACCCATCATCGTCATTTGACGGAAGAGATCGTCCTTTAAACCGGGATTAGCATCCAGAATTTCTTTGGGGATGACGGTCTCGCCCTCGGCGGCGTGGACCATGTAGCTATCACCGTAACGTCCCAGGGTAGCCAACCCATTTGATAAAGCTTCTGCGGTGGGGTCACCGGAAAATTTAGGAGAACTATCTACCATCATCAGGAAATCTCCAGCACGCTCGCGAAGGCATAAATCTTCGACGCTGTGTCACAGTTGAGTATCAGCGTATCACTGGCCTCCAGAACGAAAGGGCCAGTGAGAGACGTATCTGCGAGAGTTCCTATACTGTTCTTCTCCAACGTAATCGTTACAGAAGCGGAACTGTCGGTGATCTTCGGGTATACTACTATAGTCCCAGAATGACTATTATAAAGGTTTATATTCTTTACCAGGGCCTGTGTCGCCGTTGGGCACGTATAAATTGTGACATCCCCTGTCGCGCCTACCAAAACGGCAATATTTTTATACGCTGAAGCCATTAGTCCATGAACCACGTTACGCCGTTGGTGTCGTCTTCCCCGCTCACCACGGAGGGGAAATCCATCTTCGTCAGGGCCATCTCAAGGTCCCGTAGAATCCTTACAAAGGCATCCGGGTCGTATTGATCGGGAGCCATGGGCATCGCGTGATCCAGTAATTTAGCCATTACCGTCTCCCATCGGGCCGTAATCCAAGGCGAAGATCACCCAAGGTCCAGGCTATGTCCGTCGTATTGCTCTCAATTCGCAGAGTGGCCTGCCTCGAACGGCTCCGCAGGAAAGACTGCTGGGTGGACGCCTTAACGGCATTTGTGGAGTTTGTGGCAAGACTATCTCCGGGGTAATCCCTCGTTTTCAGGATATAGTCTACGGAAGCCTCTGCATCGGTACTCGTTATGTCTATATCCGGTATCAAACGATCCACGAACATGAACTGTTCGCCATCCCCAAGATCGAAATCAGCGGATTCAATGAAAGATGTCATGGCGGACCCATCATCGTCATCGCCGCTTTCATGCACATAGATATAGTTCGTGTCACTTACTTGGCCAGAACCCCTTGGATTATTGTGAATTCCGTAGTCCACCCACGCAGTTCTGGAAAGAGTCCCCAGATCCCATGTGCCCTCCGTAAAGTTGAATTTGACGTATCGGTCTATCTCCGACGCATCGGCGCTTGGGTAGAACCAGAATACCTCATCAAACATCTTGTTGGATGCCGCAAAGCATTTGAAGTTCTGTTCCAGATTGATGTCATCAAACACGTAACGGAGAAGGGTGCAGGGAATGATTTGAACACGGCCCGTGTAGACGTAGAAGTTCTCCCGGTCCATCCAGAACACCTTGTCTCCCACAGTTGTGACGGCATTTGGCCCTATGATGGACACGTTGTTGGCCAACATGCTGACGCCAAAAGTAAACGGTGGTCCTACAAAACGCATGGAATGAAGAGACGTATCCGTCCAGACAAGCATTTCCTGACGTGTTTTTTGAGCTGATAGGATCTCGGAACCAGAGGAAATTCGCTGAGAACCTGACGTGTTTGTTGCGGTGGGGGTCCAGTCAAAAGGACTTTCCTGATCGGACCAGCGGATCATCAGCAGGTCTTGGGCTGTTTCGTTTATAGGATTACATCCAAAGCAGACTATGTGGCGGTCAGCCCCAGACACCATGATCCTTCGTGTAATGGTAGGGGCATCCGAAGCCCCTGTTTGAGAGGCAAAGGTCGTGGCCCTGTCCCCCAGACCCAGAGTCTTGTCCCAATAATAAGGGGTGTCATCGTATCCATTGAATATAAGGTCTTCGCCCCAATTATCTTGAGCCCATAACCGGATATTAGCCCCTGTCTCAGCGACAGTAGCCGATGATTCTCCAAATCCTACGAAATCATTAGCTTCCTTGACCGCCACCCCATCAGCATGGGACGCCGCAGTAGTTCCGCGAACCCCTCTTGCGACTCCTGCGTTAATTGTATTGGATGATTTACCCGTGTACTGGAGCAATTCATCGTCAATCAAAACAAGACCGACAAAGGTTATGGCAGCCCCGCTGGAAGAACTCGCTGCTGTAGTGCCGTCCTCTCCCCGCGTTAAATTACCAAAGACATTACTCTCATTGGTTCCATAGCGAATGTTTTCGCTTCCTATCTTAATTGTTCCTTTACTGGGGAAACCAGAAGAGTCGGCTGCGGAGATAGTCGAACTGGAAGCGGTCAGGTTTGCACCCGTTGTAGTGGACGCCGTCTCGAAATCCGAAGCACTTGTCAGGATGAAGGTCGTATCGGAGTCACTTATCCCACCGCTATCGTTCAGGGTAGTCTGCGTATATCCTGTACTAAGACCTCCCCAGAGACCCGCACCAAAACCAGTACCAGTTACAACCGTGCTGAGACCCGTATTTATCTGGTATACAGCAACAACAGAAGAACCTCCGCCAGCAGTGGACCCGGAAGAAGCCGATCCTGTTGTCGTTATTGTGTAACTGTTCGAGTCTACGAGGGTAAGCTCATGTTCCGTGTTCAACTGGGCGGCTGTAATTCCATCCGTAGTTGTTGCTCCACTCAACGTAACAAAATCCCCGTCTACCGCGCCGTGGCTAAGAGCAGTAACCGTTACAACGGCACTCGACGCCGAACCTGTTGTAAGAGGATTTGTTCCCAAGGTAGTTGTAGCCCTGATGGGAGTAACATCATTGTACCCCCCGCCCTCTTCTATGTAGAACTTGGTTTCCGTTCCAAGGCCCATGAACTTTGAACCATCGAGAGCCGCCCATACATGAAGAGACCTGCCTGTTCCCTGTATGGTGTTGCTACTAAGACTGGTCCATCCGCCCATTTTCTCAGGGCGACCCTTACGGAAACGTATTAGGTCGGAATTATACCAACCGTTCTCATCTCCATAGGACGTAGTTTCCCTGTTAACTCCGGGACGAAACTGTATTTTTGACAGCGGCATCCTGTACCTACATCTTCCAATTTCTATTCCCTAGGATCACTAGGTCAATCCGAAGAAAGGGCGAAGGTATCTCATCATTCTGGTTTCGGATGTGCAGCCTTCACCGCTGCAATGGTGTCTTTCCAAGTGGTCGTGTCATTGACCTGATCCCAATACTGCATATCAAGCTGGTCGCCAATGGCAGGATATGCAGTTTCTCGTGTTCTTGCATATTGATGGGCATCATATTCTGTCTGTAATTCTGCCTGTTTGGCAACAATCTGCTCGACAGTAATGTTATTGGGATTGCCATCATGCCAAGTGATTTGGTTGATATCGTCTGCATTAACAGAAACTTGAGCAGTAGAATCGAGCGCAATAATTGCTGCGGCGATATTTATCATGCCCCTATCTCCATCACAATAATGGACGTTGGCACACGGCCCTCATTTGAATTATCAGAGTCATCACCAGAACGTCCAATCACAAAAGTACCTTCACCACCAATTCGTGCTTGAGCTTTGTAGGTTGTCTCGGAGGTTGAAGATGGGGAATCCACATATGCAATACTTACGCCGTAAGCAATACCATTATGATACCGCGTTGGCCCAATGATTGTCGATGCTCGTACTCGGCTGCTGGCCGCATCACCTATGAATATCTCGGTTGAGCCTCTCACAAGCGATAAGTAAGCATTAGCATTACCCGTGGAGGAATTACCAACAAAACCAGTAAGAAGAACCAGAATCTTACTAGTCGTCGCCGCTGGTGTAATAGCTACAGTGACATCGGTTACATCCGTGAAACTTGTGGATGTTGTGGTAAATGTATCGGTCTTCGTGGCTTGAACCACTTGTAGAATCTTGCCCGCTGACACTGCCTCCGACTGCCAAGTGCTGCCCGTCGAAGTTAAAACTTGGCCGTCCGTCCCTGGAGCGATCACCTGAAAAGAGGAGGTTCCGTTGCCTAAAAGTACATTGTTTGCGGTAAATGTACTGGCTCCCGTGCCGCCGTTCGCTACGCTTAGATCAGTTCCTAAAGTTAAAGCCCCAACTATCTCTACGCCCGTTGCACCAGTTGCAATTTTAATAACCGCTGTATCGGCATCATTCTTAATTGTGACATCGCTAGTCGAACCCTGTCCTGTCAGAATAAGTCCTTCGGCAGAGGTGTAGCCCATCGCGGCATTGTCGCCAGCGGCGATATCCCCGTCAGCATTTACTGTACCCGCCGTAACATCACCAACAATGTCTACGTTAGTTCCGCCTGTAGCTATGGTTATTACATCCGCGTCAGCGTCATTCTTAATTGTTACGTCATTGGTAGAACCTTGGCCCGTAAGGATAAGACCTTCAGCGGAAGTGTATCCCACCGCCGCTTTATCACTAGTAGAGGTATCACCTAGAACATTAAGGGTCCCACTGGAAGTAACATCCCCGGAGGCTGTTATAGTTGCCAAGGCCAAGTTTGATAGGGCATCTATGACTGCCGCACCAGAACCTGCGCCGTCCATGTAAACGATTGCGGACTTACCGTTTTCTATCGTTATATTGGCACCACTCCCTTGGGTAAGAATAACTGAATACGGTCCACTGGATCCTGAATCTGTGGTTGCGTTAATCATAATAAAATAAGCAGCCGTCGTATTTGGAGCCACCGTAACTGTATTGTTACCTCCTAGCGCACCCGTGAATTTAATCACGCGATACATACCAGTCTGCAGGTTTTCAGTTCCTGATCCCGGAGATGCTTCTCGAACCGTAAGAGTGTGCGTGGTTCCAGTAAGAGCGAACGCGCTATAAGCAACAATTC